TCTAGTATGGTACATTCCCACCATAAATGCCATTACGCGGTCAAAGTTACCCATATGATTAAACTTTATTAACTCTTGAAGTAAAGCTAAATCATATATCTTATGCATATTAAGTACTTGAGACCCGTCCTCATTTACATGTCTTGTAGTATTAAGCCAGTCCCGTATATACAATTCTCCTTGACGTTTTCTAGCCTCTGTCGTATGCATACCATACTGACGCTTTACAGTCTTACTTCTAAGATCCTTCTTATCAAGCATCTCAAATTCTTCCTGCAACCTATGTAACTTTCTATGACGTCTTGCATATGCAATAACCTCTCCACGATCATTCTCAAATCCTATCTTAGCATTATAATAATCTGCAAGTAAGAACATATTTCTATTGTACTCATCCTGACTATGAGGTCTTCCTACGTAAGAAGCTACAATCATGTCATCAGGACTAGATATATTATTAACCCTTTTAAGAACATAGCAAGCTCCTAAAGAAGAAGAGTCTGCTGATTTGTTTTGCCCATACGGGTCATGGCATATAATATATAAATTTGCAGGCACCTGCTGTTTAGCATTCTTAAATGGAGATTCATATATAATAATAGCTCCATCAAGATCATCCTCTTTTCTATGCGGGTACCTCATAATAGGCTTAGCATTTCCATCAAGTTTAAACTCAATCTTGTTACCTTTACCGTAATATAGTTTACCTGCAGTACCTATCTTATCTAACTTGTTGACTTTCACATTGTTATAATGTGCTTGTAAAGATGCAATATCAAATAAATTAGCTGATACTTGAAGAGTCGCCTCTCTAGGATTCATAGGGTGCTCTGCTATATATTGATCAAGCGCTTTAGGATCACTAGTTCCCTTTTTCTTTATCCTATTTCCTTCTTCAAACTCTACCGCTTTATCTCTATTAGAATTTCCGTCCTTATCTATAAACCCTTCTAAGTTTTCATAAATAGGTACAAAATGCCCACACACAGTTCCTCTCGCTCCGTCATCCCACTCATTTTCAAATGAAAGGCAATCATATGAATCTGGATTATAAAATAACTCTTCCATCCCTTCAAAGTCAGCTCCTTCTGTACCACCTGTACCAAAAGCAATCATAGTCCCAAGAGTGTTAGCCCCTTGACGCATTGTAGGCATTGCAACTTCCCAAGCTTTCAATAATCCTGGAAATGCACCTGCTTCTTCAAAGAAAATAAGCTCACCTGCTTTCCCTCTCACCTTATCTGGGTTATCCTTTAAAGATACTCCAATAATCTGCGACTTCATACCAAGTTCTACATCGGCTCCATTAACATTCTTCTTATATCCAGACATTTTAGTCATTTCTCTATCTCTGATACGAGGCTGAGTCCATGCTGTGTTGTCGTCTACAAATGAAAGTATTTCCCAGGTCTTAGATAAAAGACCATCTCCAATGATATATTCTTTCTGTCCTGCAAATACATAATTCTTACTATTACGCACAAAGAAGTAATTACGAGCTAGCATTGCTGCTGCTTTATAAGAATATCCTTTACGACGTGCCTTTAGCACAGTCATATGTTTATTCTCCTTTCTACATTTATCTACTGCTGTAAAGTATTTCCAATCTCCATCGTAAAATGCAGGGAAAGTTCTATCACGTCTAGCGATCTCTGTTCCATCGGGTAGTACCTCTTTCACAGATCTATCAATAGGACAATAATTAAGATAAAAATAATGGTTACCTGTAATAGTTATGTCTCCTACAGTATATCCATATAAGCATTTATGCATTTCTCCATCCCAATACTCATAATATGCCTGAGTTCCTGGGAGCGCAGACGTATAGTAGCCATCTCTCATATAAGCAATGGCAGGTTGTTGTAAAGCTTTAGTGTTTTTGAACATCTCTTATGTTAATCAGTTCTGCACATTTTTCATAATCTTCCATATCAGAAAAATGCTCTATAAGAGGCTCTATTATTTCCTTAGCATCAGTAAAATTAAAAGGTAACATAAAGTAGTCTTTGTGATTTGTTTTTAAATCGTCATATAACGAATTTAAAGTTTTCTTCTTTGTAACTACTAAGTATGCATTATACATTACATCATTATATTCATCTATATCTTCTAAAAAATCCATTATTGACTATATTTATTAACTACTACTCCTCCTCTGTTAGGAGACTTAGATTGCTCATCCTTCTTAACTTGATCTTCCAGCTTAGATAGGCCTGCTACTACATCTGCCATCTTAGACAGGTTAGCAACTAAATCTTTAGCTTGGTAAACTGGCCTGCCATTATCATCAATAGCAGTTAAATCTATTATCTCAAAGTAGTTCTTAAGTTTATTCACTGCAGACCTAGCAGCTTGTAAAAGTTTAATTGCAGAGGTCTCTTTTAAAAACGAATACTTATCACATGCAGCTTTAACAGCCTCATCAGGCTCCCAGTCTATATCAAATATACTTGAAGCAACTTCTGCATGCCTTACATCTACGTCATATACAGCGAATGGAGAGCTGTGGTCGCACATGTAGTAGATGTAAGACAATTCTTTTGCAGAATTTTTTCTCTTAGCAATTTTAGCAAATTCTTTAATAGTAAGAGTGTATGCTGAGGGGATTACTTTATTATTACTTACGGTGAGAAGATCCATTTTTAATATGTTTTATTCTTTCTTTCTTTGCGGAGAATTTACCAAAATAAGGCAGCCTTATAGCTTGAAAATCTCCTTTCTTTATTATAGCAGCTACAAATTTGAATTGATAGTTAACTATCTCCTCAACCTTACTCAAAGGAAGGTTATGCTTTGTCGCTATCTTCTGTATCAGGTTTTGTTTGGTGCTCATCGTCGCTTAACATCATTTCTGGGGCCCACTTACTAGGTGTTGCTGGGCAATCTGAAGTTCTCCACTTAGCTTTATGCTCAAGCAGACATCCACATTTACCACATCTCATTTTAGATTCTACAAAACTAGGACACTTACTACATGCGTCTAATCTTTTAATATAACTCTCTGGACTTACGTTTGGAGCTCCCTTAGCTGCATATGTCGCTAGCTCTTTAGTAAAAGTAGCTGCCATAGCAAAAAAGCTAGGCAGTTTTGGTTCTTCTTTATCCGCCATTTTTTTCTATTTGTATTAATTTTTCTAAATATACTGCTAAATCCATAGCCTCTTCTTGGGCATGCTTTAGCCAATCTAGTTTAGATAGGTCAGTACGTTCCATTGTGGTATTATACTTTTCTTTACCTACCTCTGCTCTGTTCAGTATTTTTACTGCTACTGTATTTTCTATACTACTCATATTCTTTAAAATCTGTATGGGCAATTTCTACAACTTCTCCTTTTGAATCCTGCACTATTAGTACATACTGTGAACTAAGTAAAAACTCTGTAACAACATATCCTGAAGTGATAAGATCAATATTATCTCCATGATATAGATACTTGAACATTTCCATTCTTTGGATTTAAAAATTTATTCAATGTATAACAATTCTTCTTTACTACAAATACATTCTTATCTTTTAACTTCTTTATATAGTTATTAAGAGTATTCTTATCTTTTAACCCTAAAGCTAGTGCTACACATTTTTTATTATCTAATGTGCATAGATTATTATAGTCATCCGCACAGCTTAGAAATAAAACTAGTATATCTAACTCTTTAGGGGTCATACTAAAAATACCATTCCAAAATTGAATGTATTTATAGTTCGAGTCTATTGGTATTGTTATCTTCTTCATTTTCTACTGTAACTATTATGTGATATTCATAATCCCCTATCAATATTTTTAAATCCCAAGTGGCATTCATATTTTCTTCGGACCATGTATGTAATTTAGTTTCAAACTCTTCCATCAATTCTACTAAGCTTGTTAAGCTCGTTGTTGTAAATTTAGTCGTTATCATTTTTAATCTCTATGCGCGCTCTGCCATTTTCTATCATTATAATAGAGGTAGACGATTGCCTGTTAAACTCCTCCACAAATGGTTCAATAGATCCGCGAGTACATAGAAAACTTAAAAATACTTGAAGCTCTTTAGATGCTAACTTAGTATTTGCAACTAACTCTTCAGCTTTATCTTTTATATCCTTAAGTTTTTCATAATCTTCTAAACTTATAGTAACTGAGCCTTTCATTACATTATACCTAGAATCTGGTGCTCCATTACCATTACATAATCTACTCCATCTAGTTCTACAACAACTCCTTCCCCTCTAGGGTCAATCATTATAGTATCTCCTGCTTTAGTAAATGTGCAATTAGGGCCCACCGCTAATACCTCTAAGATATTAGTCTTAAGCATATTAACACTGGCATCATCTAAAATAATCCCTGAATCTGTTTTTCTCTTGGCTGGATTAGGTAGTAATACCCAACTTCCGTTTGGTTTAAAAGTCATCTTCTTAGTTTTTGTTTCTACAAATATATAAAAAATTTTATTACAAAATAAATTTTTAAAAAACTTTTACATTTACTAAATTTTTCGTATACTTAAATGTATCTTTACATATATATAATAATATCTAATCTAATAATAATAATGGGATAAAAGTGGCAAAAGGAGGCATCCTTATACTAGCAGGGGTATTGCTACTTAGTATGATATGCGCAATAGAAGGGTGGGGGATATTAGTAACTCCTATATCAGTGTTGGGGGTACACCCATTAACAAGAAAATCATTTACTTACTTTATAACTTTCCAAACAATTATCTTAGGTGTTATGTACAAAAGAAAAGATGTTAAACCTGTATTAGTATTTACAGGACTTGCATCTTTAGTACTGCTAAGCATATATGACATGTATGAATTTAACGTAGTGCATAATATATTTGCAGCTGCATTCTTTCTGTGTCAACCCTTAATATTTTTCTTGGAATACTATAAAAGTAAAGATACATACGCTTTAACAAAGGGAGCTGTACTAATATTCTTAATACTCCTAACTTTAATAGGAGTGCTACCTCTTCCTCTATTTGAAATGTTCTCCTACATCCTACTAATACTATTTCTGTAATTCTTAGACACAGGTTCCCCCTTGGAGATCACTTTTTTCAATTAGACTTTCACGTTTAGCAGTGCTTCTCAGATGAGACCAAAGGATAATAAAACTGGTGTTAATTCACCGCACTTACCTGTGTGCATTCTATCCTAACTAACGCTATATCTTCTCTTTCAGAGGCTATTGGAGAAAACTCTATTTCCTATTTGGAAACTACAATCCAACGTCTGACCCTATACTGCCCTCTCGGTCCTCTAGGGTGATACACTGTGTGTGCCTCTGGGGTAAAGATAGTAATTATCGCCATAAGTAAAAATAAAATTTGGGAAAAATTTCTAGGTGGAGGGAATCTTTGAACGCGTAGGGGAACTAAAACAAAGACCCCGCCTATGTTTCGGAAATTTTACTAACCCCATTAAATTCATTATTATGAACAAGATTATCACTTACTTAAAGGAATTAGGCGCTACCAAGGTAGCAATTGTTAACGGACCAAACGGTGACTTCCTATCGTGGACTAGTGCTACGGAAACAGGTACTATACCTGT